CGCCTACGATCCGGAGGTCGGCGCCGGCGACGGTTCGATCCTGATTCACCACAGCCGGTGCTTCCGAATGACCGGCATCAAGCTGCCCTTTTTCCAAGCCATCACCGAAATGATGTGGGGCGAGTCGGTGCTCGAGCGCCTGTGGGACCGCTTGATCGCCTTCGACAACGCCACGCTTGCCACGGCCAGCCTGATTGACCGCGCCAACCTGCGAACGGTGAAGATCGACCAGCTTCGCGAAATCATCGCCGCCGGTGGCGCCGCCCTGGACGGCCTTAAGCAGCAATTCGAGATGATGCGCCTTGCCCAGGTAAACGAAGGGCTGACGCTGCTCGACAAGAACGACGATTTCGCCAGCACGCAGTACACGTTTTCCGGCCTGCCCGATACCTTGCTGCAGTTCGGCCAGCAGCTGAGCGGCGCCTCGGGGATCCCCCTTGTGCGCCTGTTCGGCCAGTCCCCGGCGGGGCTTAACTCCACCGGCGAGTCCGACATCCGGATGTACTACGACAACATCAAGGCCCAGCAGGAGGCCCGCTTGCGCCGCCCCTGCGACCCGCTGATTAAGGTGATGTGGGCATCCGAATTCGGCCGGCCGGCCCCGCGCGACCTAGCTTTCCAGTTCACCCCGCTCTGGCAGATGGACGCCAAGGACAAGGCGGAGATCGCGAAGACCAACACGGACACTGTGGTTGCCGCGCAGTCCGCGGGCCTCTGCCCCACGCCGGCCGCGATGAAGGAACTGCGGTCGCTGGCGCCCGAAACCGGGTTGTTCACCAACATTACCGACGAAGACATCGCCGAAGCCGAGCTCGAGCCGGCCCCGCTGCCCGACGCGGTACCGGCCGATCCGAACGCAGACCCCGAACAGGTTCGCGAACCCCTTCAGCTCCCGCCTGGTCAAACTGGGGACTCCAAGCCCCGGCGCTGGTGGTGGTTCGGCAGGGGGTGACATGGTCAGCGAACGCCGCCGGGTGTCCATGTTCGTAGGCCAGTGCCTGCGGAAAAAGCCCCTCAAGGAAGACTGGGCCAACCGCATCATCAAGCAGGCCGCCAGCGAGGGCACCACCCTCTACAAGTACCAGTGCCCCCACTGCCAACGCTGGCACGTGACCAAGCGGAGGCCCGATGGCGAATAAAACGATCCGCGGCAAGTTCAAGCCATCGCCGGCCGCCGAGCGCGAATTTTTCCGCCAGCTGAAAAAGGTTGCCCAGGCGTCGGGCCACATCATCGAGCGGTACCAGGGCCCCGGCGCCACCCTCCACGACGAGCGCGCCATGCAGGAAGAGCTGCGGGCCTACGCGAAAAAGCTGGGCCCTTGGGCCGAGCGCCAGGCGCAGCGCATGCTGCAGCAGGTGGAAAGCTCCAACCGGCGCGCCTACGCACAGAAGAGCCAGGCGATCGGGCGGCTGCTGACCACCAACATGGCGGACACCCAGGTGGGCATGACCGCCGCCAGCTTGCTTTTCGAGCAGGTGGACTTGATCAAGTCCATCCCCCTCGAGGCCGGGCTGCGCGCGCAGAAAATCGCCTACGAGCGCGTGCTCGCCGGCCAGCGCGCCGTGCCCGATGAGGACGTGATCCGCGAGCTCGAAGAGCAGATGGGGTTCACCACCGAGCGCGCCGTCAACCGCGCCATGCTGATTGCCCGCACCGAGACCGCGCGCGCCAACGCGTACATCAACCAGAGCCGGGCCCAGGTGGTGGGCAGCCGGCAGTACCGCTGGCACAACTCCGGTGACGAAGCGGTGCGCCCCAGCCACAAGTGGTGGCACGGCAAGCGCCTGCAGGGCATGATTTTCTCATGGGACGCGCCGCCCACGCTTGACGACGGCATGACCGGCCACCCTGGGACGTTCCCGAACTGCCGCTGCTTTGCAGAGCCTATCTTCGAAGACGACTGAACCAGCCACATGAAAGTGCTGGACAGCAGCACGGCCCCCGCCCCATGATTAGATGGTAAGATTTCTTCCAACCTGAAGGGGACCAAGCATGGGCAAGTTGAACCTGACCAACCAATTCGGCGAGGTATCGCAGTTTACGGGCGACTACGTTGAGGCCACGTCGTCTCTCACGTTCGATCACTCGGTTGGTGCCAAGACGGTCACGGTCCGCAAGGTCGGCAAGATCGTGCACCTCAACATTCCGGCGGCGGCGATCACCGATGGCTTGGGCACGGTATGCGCGAGCTCGGCGCTCCCGGCGGCCTACCGCCCGTCGGCGGCCATCACGTTCCCGGTCCTGGTGATCGACAACGGCACGACCCGCAAGGCCGGTCAGGTAGTGGTCGGCTCGAACGGCGTCCTCACCTTCAGCGTGCTCGGCACCGGTTTCACCAACGCCGCGGCGGCTGGTTGGGATGCGTGCTCGGTCAGCTTCGGCCTGTAAACCACCAATGAAATTTTTCGCGCCAATACGCATCTCGGAGAACATTAGCAAGACCCCCGAGGGGTACTTGCTGTGCCGAAATGTGTCCATTGGGCGCACTGGCGAGATGACCTACCTCGCCGGCGAGCTCCCGCTGCAGCCCGGCCCCGACGGTAAGATTTACGTCAGCCGGGACAGCAAGGCGCTTTTCCGCCCGGAAACCGTCGCCAGCTTCGAGGGCAAGTCCCTCACGATATTGCACCCCGAGGACTTCATTAACCCACAGAACTGGGAGAAGCTCACGAAGGGTGTAGTCCAGAACGTGCGCCGTGGCAGTGGTGAGCAGCAGGACGACCTCGTGGCCGACCTTCTGATCACTGTCGCCGACGCCATTGAACTGGTAGAAAATGGGCTGCGTGAGGTATCCTGTGGATACGAAGCCGACTACACTCAAACCGGGATCGGTCGAGGCGTTCAAACGAACATCATCGGCAACCACCTGGCGTTAGTGCAAGCGGGCCGTGCGGGTACCGCCTACGCTATCAACGACCACAAGGGAGATTCAGTTATGACGCTGAAGGACAAGATTAAGGCGATCTTCACGGACGCCCAGGCAAAGGCATTGGACGCGGCTGGCGTAAAAGACGAATCCGCACCGGGCACCCCGGAAACCGTAGGCGGGGGCGCGGTTCAGATGTCCGCCAAGGACATGCAGTCCTACATCGATGCCGGCTTCAAAAAAATGAGCGACTCGTTCGCCGAAATGCTTAAGGGCGGCGGCAAGAAAGAAGAAAAGCCGGCCGAAGACGCTGGCAAGCCGGCCGACACCTCCACCGGCAAGCCGGCGGAACCCGTCGCCAAGGACGAAGGCGCCAACGATCTCGAAGGCCGCATCGCCAAGCTCGAGGCCCTTGTGGCCAAGCTGGTTGGTGGCACCGGTGACGAAGGCGAGTCGGAAGAGGGCGAAGAGTCCGCCGATGCCGACGCCGAATCGGAAGACGCCGATGGCGAAGAGGAAGAAGAAAAGCCGGGCAAGAAAACCGGTGACAGCGCGCCGGACGAAGACGACGAGGACGACGAAGAACTCGACGTCGCGGCCCGCGTGGAAATTTTGGCCCCTGGCATGCCGAACGAGGGCAAGAACGTGAAGGCCCGCGCGTTGCGCGTCGCCTACGCCACCAAAGACGGCAAGTCGGTGATCGAGCAGTTCACCGGCGGCAAGGCCCCCAATTTCAAAGACGAGGGCCACGTCGAGGCAATCTTCGTTGGCGCCAGCGAGGTCCTGAAGGCGCGCCGCACTAACGACTTAGCCGGTGCGCGCGAGCGGATCCGCGACAGCGCTTCCAAGGGCACCAAGTCCGCCTCCAGCGGCATGACCCCGGAAGAGATGAACAAGCTCAACGAAGAGCACTGGGGTAAAAAGGCTTAACCGGCGGCAACGCCATAACAGGAGCAAGCTATGACTGCATATTTGAAACAGGCGCCGATCGGTTTCGCGGGGGACATCACGCGTGCCGACGAGAGCAACGTCGAACCGGCAATGCTGGTCGCGAACAGCGCGGTCTATCCCGTAGTCGGGATGGGCGTGAAGTACACCACGGGCGGGGTCCAGGTCCCGAGCGGCGATGCCGCGACGGCGTTCGCCGGCCTGCTGGTGCGCGAGGTTCCCTGCATCGCCAACGCGAGCTCGGCTGACACCAGTCTGGCGCCGCAGACCCCCTTGGTCACGGTACCGCACGGCCTCATGGTCCGTGGGTACGCCGCGGTTGTCTGCGCGGCCGGCACCCCGGCCCGCGGCGGAGTAGTTTACTGGCAGGTCACGGACAACGGCGCCATCAAGGCCGGTTCGTTCCGCGCGGACGGCACCGACGGCGGCAACGCTGTCGCGCTGACCAACGCACAGGCGAGCTGGGCGGCCGATGGCGTTGGCCCGGACGGACAGGGCAACACCAACATCGCGGAGATTCGAGTCGCCCGGTAACCCGGGAGTCGAACCCCCAAACAAGGAGAGTCGCATGAAACGAAAATTGGGCGGTCGGGGATTCCGGACTCGGGATTCCGCGCTGGCGTACTACGTCAATCAACTGGAAAACCTGGACAAGCGGTTGTACTTGCCGCTGGTCTCGGTGACCTGGGGTCGCGACATCAAGTTGCGCTCGGGCATCGTGATGAGCAACGAGTCGACCAGCTTCATCCAGTCGCAGTTCGCCGGTAACGGCACGCTGCAGAACACCACGGGCAACATGCCGTGGTTGTCGCCTGAAACCACGGCCATCCCGGGTGTCACCATCAACGGGAAAAAGGTCGTGTTGCCCCTGCGCCTCTTGGCCCGCGAGGTGTCGTACACCTCCGTGGAACTCGAGCGCAGCCAGGCCACCGGCCAGCCGATCGACGCGCAGAAAATCGACGCGTTGAACACGTTGTACCAGATGAACACCGACCAGATGGCGTACATCGGGTCCAGTGACGTCGGTGCGACGGGCCTGCTCAACGACGCCTCCGTGGCGGTCACCAACCTGCCGGCGGGCGGCGCGGGAAGCACCACCTGGGCGTTGAAGACGCCGGACGAGATTCTGGCGGACTGCAACAACATGCTGACCAGCGTGTGGTTGTCGGCCGGTTACGCGGTGTGCCCCGGCAAGATTCTGTTGCCGCCCACCCAGTTCGGCCTCATCAGCACGGCCAAGGTTAGCTCGGCCGGCAACATCTCGATCCTGAAGTACATCAAGGAAAACGCCATCACCAACGAGATCAACGGGCAGCCGTTGGACATCCAGCCGTGTAAATGGCTGGCGGGTGCGGGCGGCGCCGGTGCGGATCGCATGATGGTCTACACCAACTCGGAAGACCGCGTGCGGTTCCCGATGGTGCCCATCCGTCGCGAGACGTCGTACTACCTCGGGATCCGGTACTTCGCGCCATA